ATGGTACAACTGATCAGATTACTAATTTAACAGGTGATAGCAGTAATAATTTAACTGCTTATAAATATGAGTTAAAAGGGAATAGTAGTTTTGAGCAGACAATTACCTCTTCTAGAGAAAACGGAACAACATTTTTTGATCAAACTCTGAATATCACATTCAAAAAATTATCTAAAGAAGATAATGGTGAAATAAAATTACTAGCTTATGCTAGACCTCATATTGCTATTGAAGATTATAATGGGAATGTTTTTATGATGGGACTCGAGCACGGTGCAGATGTGACAGGTGGCACAATCGTAACAGGTGCGGCAATGGGCGATCTCTCAGGCTACACGCTAACATTTAATGCTCAGGAGCTGAAACCTGCTAACTTTATGGCATCTGATACAGTTGATGCTGATTTTCCATTTAGCGTAACTGATTTTGCTGGATTGTCTGGAACTATTACAATTACTGAGGGAACAAATTCATAAAATAACACTAGTGGTTTTTTTAAGGGGGTTTTTAACTCCCTTTTTTTTTGCAAAAGAATTTTTTAAAAGCGTTATATTAGTATGATGATTTTAAATACTTCAACAGATGCACAGACTCTCAAGGTGATTCCTAGAGAATATGTAACAAGTGCAACGCTTTCTTTAAGAGATGATACAACAAATACTTCGGTGGATTATTCAGTATCTCCTACAACAGATAAAAATTATTTGTCAATTAGTCAAGCATTAAGCTTAAAAGAGGGGAGATATTATGATCTTACTTTAAAAAATAGTAGTGATGAGGTCATTTACAAGGATAAGGTTTTTTGTACTGCTCAGACAATAGATCAGAGTAACAATAATTACTATACAATAAATAAAGATGAATATACTATTGATACATCTTACGATAATGAATTTATAATATTATGAATGATATAAGAGTAGTGAATTTATCGACTTATACTTCTCCAAAAATTAAAGAAGAGAGAACGAAAGATTGGATCAGTTATGGAGATGATAATAATTATTTTCAATACTTGATTTATCGATATAATGTGAGTCCAACGAACAATGCGATTGTCAATGGTATTTCAGAGATGATATATGGTCAGGGGTTAGATGCTACAAATAGTACTCAGAAGCCTGATGAATATGCACAGATGAAAACTCTATTCACTAAGGATTGTGTCAGAAAATTAGTGCTTGATCTGAAATTAATGGGACAATGTGCGATGCAGATTATTTATTCCAAAGACAGAAAAAAAATTGCAGAGGTTGAGCATTTTCCTATTGAAACTTTAAGAATGGAAAAGGCAAAGGATGGAAATATTGAAGGATATTATTATCATCCTGATTGGTCAAAAATCAAACCTAGTGAACAACCTAAAAGAATACCTGCTTTCGGAACATCTAGAGAGGCTATTGAAATATATTGTATCAAACCATATAGAGCGGGATTTTATTATTATTCGCCTGTTGATTATCAAGGAGGTTTGCAATATTCTGAATTAGAGGAGGAGATAGCTAATTATCATTTAAATAACATTAAAAATGGACTAGCCCCTTCTATGTTGATTAACTTCAACAATGGTGTCCCTAATGAAGAGGAGAGAGCATTGATTGAAAATAGGATATACGAAAAATATAGTGGATCGAGTAATTCAGGAAAATTTATACTTTCTTTTAATGATAATGCAGAGAGTAAGGCAGATATGGAAACTATTCAATTATCTGATGCTCATAGTCAATATGAATTCCTATCAAATGAGGCTTCAAGGAAGATACTTGTAAGCCATAGAATAGTTTCGCCGATGCTTTTTGGAATCAAGGATCAAACAGGGTTGGGTAATAATGCTGATGAATTAAAAACTGCATCTATTCTTACGGATAATATTGTAATAAAACCTTTCCAGAATCTTTTAATTGATGGTTTTGATCAGATATTAGCTTATAATAATCTGTCTTTAAAATTATATTTCAAAACATTACAACCTTTAGAGTTTACTGATATGGAAGGGGTTGAGAATAAGGAAACTATTGAAGAAGAAACAGGGGTAAAAATGAGCAGTCAGGTAATTGATAAGGAAACTGCTATCATAGATGACAGACTTGCTTATTCCTCAAAAGAAATGGCAGAAAAAATCGCTAAAGATTTAGGATGTGAGGGAAGCCACGAACACGAATATGAGGGCAGAATATGGCATATGCCTTGTGAAAGTCATAATCTAAATATACCAGAGGAGATTGCTGATGCTCTGATTGAGTTAGGTGAATCTGCAGATGAATATAATGATTGGGAGTTAGTCGATGAGATGGAAGTTGATTATGAAATGGAGGATAAATTAGATAAAATGATTGGACTTGCTTCGGTTGGTCAGGCTCTTCCAAACACAAAATCAAAGCAAGATAAAAAAGTTGATAAAGTTGAATTCAGAGTACGATACAGGTATGGACCTTTAAAGGAAACTATGAGGGGTGGAAAGTCAGTGAGTAGAGATTTCTGTAAAAAAATGATCGCGGCGAATAAGCTTTATAGAAAAGAGGATATCATAAAAATGGGAGATAGAAAGGTCAACCCTGGTTGGGGTCGAGGAGGAGCAGATACTTATTCTATTTGGCTCTACAAAGGTGGTGGTGGATGTCATCATAAATGGATTAGACAAACTTTTAGAGGAGTAGTGAAAGGAGATATTGGAAAACAAGATCCGAATATTTCTACTAATCAAGGAGAGAGAGAAGGATATCGAGTTAGAAATCCTAAAGAGGTATCAATGAAGCCTAAGGATATGAAAAACCAAGGATTTATTAAAAAACGAGGATAATGGCAACTGCACTATTTATATCAAGAACAGACCTAGTCAAAAATACAATATTAGATGGAAATATTGATACAGATAAAATATTGCCATTTATTAAAATTGCTCAGGAAATACATATACAGAATTATCTAGGAACAGATTTATATAATAAGATTAGTGCTGATATATTGGCTAGTTCTTTATCTGGTGCATATCAAACATTGGTTAATTCTTACATTCAACCGATGCTGATTCATTATGCTATGGCTGACTATTTGCCTTTCGCGGCTTATCAGGTCAAGAATGGAGGAGTATATAAACATACAAGCGAAAATGCAGAAAGCATAGAGAAAAATGAAGTCGATTATTTAGTAAATAAAGAGAGAGATTTCGCTGAATATTATACTAGGAGGTTAATTGATTATATAAATTTTAACATTAGCAGTTTTCCAGAATATAATACAAATAATAATGAAGACATTTCTCCAGATAAAGATGCATTATTTCAAGGATGGGTACTATAAAAAATTATAAACCAAAGAAAAAAAACGTTATAAAGTTAGAGCGTTACCTAAAAAATAATAATTATGGCAGGCAGACCGATAACAGATTGGTACGGAAGAAATGACATAGGTTGGGGAAAAGTATATGAAACCTCTGAGGCAGGAAATGTTAATGAGGTTAATAAATGGGGATATATTTATCCTTTTAATATTGATGGAAGTGTTTTTACTGCTGATACGATTGTAGTAAGAACAGATAATAATGTATATAAAGCAGACAGAACAGAATTTTAAATAATCAAAAATGGCAAAACAAACAGTAGGAATAGGTACAGAGCCTAATGACAACACGGGCGATCCTCTAAGAACCGCATTTGATAAGATCAACGATAATACAGATGAGCTATATGCATTGTTCGGTGATGGATCAACTCTATCAATTTCAGGAGATGCGAGTATATCTGGGGGAGCTTTAACAATAGCAAATGACTCAATAGAAGGTACGATGCTGAATACTAACTCTGCAGATGGAACTACAATAGAGTTATCATCAGATAGTTTATCAGTATTAAAAGTACCTAACGATTTAACAGTAGACGATTCTACAATCGCTCTGAATACAGGTACAACTTTTAATGGAACAGGAGCAAGAACTGTAAGCGTAAAAGACGATGGTATCACTCACGCAAAATTAGAAAATAGATATACTGCATCTGCTAGCGTAACTGCTGATGGCGGAGGAGAACCGATAGATTGGTCTAGTGCAGCGTTATTTAATGTAACATTGTCTGATGCTGACACATTAAATTTCTCTAATTTTAAGAAAGGTCAAGTAATTGACTTAATTATTACTGGAAATTATACTCTAACATTTGGAACTGCTTCAGGAACACCTACTTTTAATAAGGTAGGTAGTACTGATTATGATGGTACTAAAACAAATTTAATACAGGTTTTATGTGCTGATGATGCAACCAATGGAGTATTTTATTATGCAATAGGAACTTATGTTTCTGACTCAACACCTTAATTATGAAAGCAAGAACTGAAAACGGAACAATCAAAACCTATAAAAGTTTACCTTCTGAATATACTAAGTCAGATGGTAGCGTAATATTAAACTTTAGAAAGGCATCTACTGAGGTATTAGAAGCAGAAGGATTTTATGATGTAGAAAAGCCAAGCTATAACCCACAGATACAAAACAGAGGTGGTTTAACTTGGGATGCTGACAATAATATATTTACGTTTCCTGTAACTGATATAGACTTTAATCAAGACGTAGATATTATTGGAGAAGATGGCGAACCAACAGGCGAAACAGAAAAGAGATATAAGATAGCTGATATTAAAGCAAGTAAATTATCTGAGATAAAAGCAACTGCTGATAAGATGCTTAAAGATACTGATTGGCAAGTTATAAGAAAGATGGAAAGGGATATTGATATTGATGCAGACGTAGTTACTAAAAGAGCAGAGATTTTAGCAGAAGCCGATAGGTTAGAGGCTGAGGTA